TCGGCTCCGCCTCCCTGCTCACTGTGCGTCCCGTCTCTAACATGTTCGTGTTGCCCGAGTTGAAGCGAGAGCGAAAGGGAACAGGTCTACAAATGTTCTCTCTTTGTGTAAGATGACAGGCAAAGTATGCTTACTATTAGATTGCCTTTTGGTGAAAATCGGGCCCATGGCAGGTCGACAATCAACATGAAAGAAGTCACGGGCTTAGCTAATAGTAACACAATTACAGTAACTGAGACGTGAAAATTCACAAACATTTTGGAGGATTAAAAATAATTCTCCAAATCGAAGATTCTCAGAAAAAAGTACACGCTGCAGCAATGATACCTATTGAAGAGGTAGATTAATAGTCCCTGACTCAAAAGACTTAGGTGCCCTAGACCTAGCTAATAGTTCAACAATCACAGTTCGGTTTACTATTACTTGCCTTTTACCCAAATTTCGCGCCCCGGAGGGCAAGGGAGCGAAGCGACTGCTGAGGCTCAGCGCGTAGCGCCAGCCGAGGGGAGGCCACAGGCCGACACTGATCCATATTCGGGTCCACATTTGGTGCCTTAGACCTAGCTAATAGTAACACAATTACAGTAACTGAGATGTGAAAATTCACAAACATTTTGGAGGATTAAAAATAAATTTCGGATCCAAAAAATCTCAGAAAAAAGTGCACGCTGCAGCAACGGTACCTGTATAAGAGGTTGATTGATAGTTCCTGACTCAGAAGACTTTGGTGCCTTAGACTTAGCTAATAGTAATACAGTCACAGTAACTGAAACGTGAAAATTCACAAACATTTTGGAGGATTAAAAATAATTTTCCAAACTGAAAAATCTCAGAAAAAAGTGCACGCCACAGCAATGGTAGCTGTACAAGAGGTAGATTAATAGTCCCTGTTTCAGAAGGCTTTGGTGCCTTAGACTTAGCTAATAGTAAAACAGTCACAGTAACTGAGACGTGAAAATTCACAAACATTTTGGAGGATTAAAAATAATTTTCAGATCCAAAGATTCTCAGAAAAAAGTGCACGCTGTCCGCACCACAATGGTGTGCACGGTGCCTGTATAAGAGGTTGATTGATAGTTCCTGACTCAGAAGACTTTGGTGCCATAGCAGCCAGTGCAATGATAGGAGCACACCATATGAATGCATAAATTCAGACAATGCAGAAGCAATTTGATCTACATTGTCTATCATGTGGCGGTCACACCTGATTAGAAGCGGTAAAAGCCGGTGCCAGGGGCAGGGCCCTTGGAGACGCGCACACTTTTACGGCAAGCTCCCTGTTGGCGACGAGCTCCATTGGGTGTGCAGCTGGGGTAGCTCAGTTCGAACCCGACGTGGTTGATGCGTGGTCTATAGTGGATGAGGTTGCATTCACGGAGGTCCTTCATGTTGGAGCGTTGTGGTGGGCATGGGAGGCCACTCTTCGAGCGTGGATTGGGTGAGCATTTTGGTAGGTACTTGCGTTCTGGGCATCGCGAATAGAGGCGAGTCTGGTTGCGCAGATCCGATTCAAGGTCGACAAGGTTGGTATCGTTGAGGCTGACGTTGTTGCCTCCAACAACGCCGAATCCAATGCGGCATGGGTTGCAATTGTAAAACTTGTTGGGATCGAGTCTGTATGTCAGGACGTTGCTACTTTCATCCAGCCTTTTGTTGTAGGCACACGAGTCATAGATGGGACGGTTAAAGCTCATCTCTTGGATTTGCAGTATATAATTAATTAAGAGAATAAATATATGGTAGATTCGACTGTCTAAATCTATACGCTATACAGTGCAGTGCAACAAGAAAAATATATTGTAAGATATACTAAGTATAGCGCTTATCTAAACATGAGCTGTCGGTGTCAAACAATTACTGAAAAACATCAGGCCTACATTAATGGTCTTCGGACCGCTGGCCCCAGCTCGGATCGCTGCGCCACAACTCCTCCGCCAGCAACGACAACATTGGGAGGTGAGCGTCGCCCAATCTGGAATGGTCTATCTCGTATAAATGAGGATCCTTGTACTGTAAAAGTGGACGAGACGCAGAGCCAGGTTCCAGGATGCTACAATACTAATAATTTCTTCAGATGGAGCACGACTCAGAAAGAATATGCAGATTACATGATGGAACCAGCTCACTACCAAAAGGTTTACCGTGATGCTTGCAGTATCGATGCCGATTCAGAGCTTCGTCTCGCTCCTCCAACTAATTACGGTCAGATTCAGCAGCTTTACAGAGCGCCATATACCACTGTACCCTATATGGGTGCAGGGTCGGCACCAACTGCTAATATCGGACTTGAAAGTGAGTTGATGCAGGGCATGACCAACACGACTTTTAAATCTTGTGAGCCAACGAGTGGTGTGACCATCAACAGATTCCAGTGTCTACCAGATTTTGGCAACCCCCAGAAAGTCGAACGCATAGTACCAGTCTGGGTACGAGGTGGAGAGAACACACGTGATTTTGTGCGTCGTGTCAACTATGACAAGTACTGTATGAATCAAGCAAACAACAACATTGTCAACCGACGCTAGCCGATGGCACCATCTCACACTTATACAACCTCTACAACCTCCTGAGAAATTGAAGTAGAAACTGATAGACAGATGGGTCTCTTACAATGCAGTCACAAACAATGGTTTCCACGCAGGAGTTACCGGCTCGAAGAGGTGCTGACTCCTATGGAGTAGCACCGTCTCTTCGAGCTGGTGTCCTCAGTTGTGGGGCAGTCCTCCTGGTGATGATCTCACCGGAGGCTGTGGTTGATGCTAGACACCTTGGTGTCCTCTATTCCGGTCATTGGATGTCAGTGGAGACAAATATGGACATTGATCGTTTGATAGACTTTTTGAGAGAACTGATAGCGCACCTGAGTAACAATGAAATGGGTATTTTCAAGTTCATGGTAGACAATGATATATTGCAATTTTCGATGGGATCAGAAGCATCGGAACTTGTCATGTACACTCCAGATATATATGATGAGCAAGGAATGATAGAGCTGAGTGCATCTGTAGTGGCTGACAATAGATATTTCCTTGACTTGTTCATAAACACATTCTCCGAAATCATATACAAACGGCATCTGTAAAAATGATCAGGGCATATGACCCATATATTGCTTTGTATCAAACAAAATGGGGAAAAATGCCGTGCCAAACGCGAATCGCTGGATGAGGTGGACCCAAGTGCCCCTCCACCAGATGATACTCTTGGAGGTTGTTTCGGTGAGGTCGCTCCGGAAGGACCCACTTTCAAGAAGTTGCGTGGCGACCAGACATTTTTCGATGGTCTGAGAGAGTTGGATCCATCACTCCTGACAAATTTCAAGGGACAGCATGGGATCCTTTCCCGCCACGTGGTGCTACCAGGTATATCGGTCTAGGCAGCAAGTACGGGCAAACCAAGTTCTTCCCTCCTGGCAACTATCTCTGGACGGGTATTGGCGGCAAATGGAACAAAGCTGTCGAGCTGCAGAAAGAGGGAGAGGATATTCGTGTCACACATGGAGAGGTAACTCTGGTCTCATTGACAGAGAATCAAAACATTGTTGTTCAGATCGACAAGTCTCAATACCTGGTTGGGAGTGGATTGTATATCATCCGACAGCCTGCTCGTGTTGAGGGTGAACCAATCAATCTGCAAAAGCTGGGGAAAAAATACACGGCAAAGGTGATTACTACAGTTGATCTGGCAAATGGAGAATGGGGAGCGTTGGCTTCGAAATGGTCGAGGCTATGATGATCCATTTGACCTGTTGGAGGAAAAAGCTGAGGCAGCCTTTCGTGACAAGATCTGTAGCCTGAACCACACAGAAGCTCTAGCACAGAAGAGTGATGGATTCGAGGATATGGAGAATCAGGTACTCCCAAGCTTGATCGATGACGCTCGGCGCATTGGTGCCAATCTGATCGGTATGGAGGTGAGAGAACTGAGTTTTCCGCTGATAGAGACACGTGAAAAGGACTTGGCAGAGAAAGAGGCCAAGGCCAAGGAGAAGATTCGCCAACGTGAAGTCGATATCGAGACCCAGCGCCTGGAAGATCAGAAGCAGGCAGCATCCGAGAAAGCATCCCAGGACCGCAAATTGCAGTCGAATCGGGCGGAGGCAGAAGCTCTGGCTGTCAAGGATCAGCGCAAGTTGGCTGAGGTGGAGGCCAAGAATGCGCAAGAGCGTGCGCGTCTGGAGGCACAGTGTGAACAGGAACGCATCAAAGCTGAGACTGCCAAACTGGTTGCGGAGGGAGAGGCCGCTGCCAAGCAGGCCCAGGCCCAGGGTGATGCTGCTGCTATTCTTGAGGTTGCACGAGCCAAGAATGCAGCGATGCTTGAGGAAGCAGAGGCAAAGGCACAAGCGGCCAAGAAGATGGCTGAAGCTCTGAGTGAAAACAGCCAATTGGTGGAGCTAGAAAAGGCCAAGTTGATCGCTCAGGTAGAGATGGAGCGAGCTAAGGCACTGGCCCAATTTGCTAGTAATCCGGAGGCAGTGCTTTCTGCAGAGCTGGCACGAGACCTAGGTCGAATGCGCATGGGGCATGCACCTCAAGAGGTTCAGCTCTTCGCATCCACTCCTCTGATCTCAAAGCCCCAGTAAATCGTGCGAGCAAATCCACTCACTTTGCTTGGGCCAGAGGCCTGTTTCCCCAACTGTATGATCCTCCTTTCCAGCCGCTCCATGGATACCATCTCTGAGCCCATTCCCATCCCCATCCAGCAGACCTCTTTTCCCGGTCTGCGGAAGCGAAGGTTTCGTGTTCATCACGATGCATCATCCAGGCTATGTACATGAGTATCCCTATTAGCAGTATTACAGTAGTTGCGTACATGGTGCTATATGAATAGCACCTATAATCGGTTCACCCACACGTCCAATGTACTGATGCATTTTGCAGTAGGAAAATCTTGCACAGTAAAATCTATTTTGCAGTAGGAAAATCTTGCCGCAGTGGGATCGTCACAGGAGTTGATTTTTATTCTATATAAGATTAAGCAGTGTTGATCACGTAATGAGGGGTGTGTCAAAAGTGGAGGATTTTTGGAAAGCGAATCCCAGAGCACTAATTACCCGTAGAAACTGGAAGGATTTTATTCCGAGGAGGGGAATGACCCTCGCACAGATACTGAACAGAATTGCTCGCTTCATAATTTATCTCGGAATAGCTGCATGGGCTTATTATCAGAGGCAGCGCATGGAGATTGTTTTGCTGGTTGGATTGGGATTACTTGCCACAATAGTCTTTTATGAGAGAGCGGACCTACTCTTCACTGGGAACGACAGCGAGAGTGAGAGCGAGAGCGAGAGTGAGAGCGAGAGTGAGAGCGAGAGTGAGAGTGAGGGATGGGAAGCGGCACAGGGAATTCCGACCCAAGGAGCCATTAACTCCGATCTCATCGGAGGAATTCCAACCGGAGTTAATAGCTCTAAGAGCTGGGGTACTGCTGATGAGATCGGAGTTAATGGTTCTTTGAGCCAGAGCTCCACGCTTTGTCAACAAGGAGGAGGAGTAGGAGGAGGAGGAGATGCAATGGCGCTTGTTCCAGCTGAGTTATTCGATCCGAAACAGGGTATGAATGAGAGAATCAAAGCGCAGAACGAGGTTGGTGACAAATACACTGTGGGTGACAAACCGCAAGGGTCTGTGGAGACGAATGGATTGCCGAATGACAATCAAGAGGGCAAAGGTGTGGTCCCGGCACACGATCTGCGACCAGGATCTGGTCAGGAATGTGATCCTATGCAAAGCGCGTTGGTGAAAAATGCTGCGGTGAATGCCCAAGGGAATCATCTTCACAGTGAGCCAGCACCAGTAGCGCTCCAGAATGCATTTTGCATTGGTGATAGATTAGGTGATAATATACGTCGCGATCCATTGGTCCATTGCCAAGAGATTGAGAAAGATACAAGAGCGAAAGGGTGCACAGCAGGGAGTATTGTACCTGGAGGCCCCGGTTGCCAGTCATCAACACCAAACAATCCGTTTGCAAATGTGATGCCTACTGATTATGTTGCAAATCCAGAGCGAGGTCCAGCATGCATGAACAGGAACCTCCAAGATAATAACTGGAGCCGTGGTCTGTTCCGCAATGTTGATGATGTATGGGATAGAAATAATGGACAGATGTCTTATAACACCCAACCATCAACGACGATACCGAATGACCGTGATTCATTTCAGAAATGGTTGTATCAAACACCATATGTGTGTAAGGATGGTGATATGGAAGCGTGTCATGGAAATGTGGATGAGCTGCAAATGAGACGTCATGGACAGATGCAGTGAAGTCAATATCCCATTTACATGCATGAGTGCAGCGTTTCAACCACAGCGTTCAACTGCAACGTTCAACTGCAACGTTCAACTGCAGCGTTCAACCACAGCGTTCAACTGCAACGTTCAACTGCAGCGTTCAACCACAGCGTTCAACTGCAACGTTCAACTGCAGCGTTCAACCACAGCGTTCAACTGCAACGTTCAATTGCAATATTATCTTAGACAATATATACAGATTGCCTAGGATAAGGGCAGAGAGCAGAGGAATGACCCATGCTCTACAAACCCTATTAAATGAAATATATGAGTCGTTTCAGGACGGCGGTGAATGGATTTATGGAGATAATTGTGAAGATGAAAAAATAACTTCTGATGGAAATAAAATATTTAATATAACGCTAAAATCAAATCCAAATGATGTGCGTTCTCCTGAAAAGAGACAGAGAGAACCTCTTTCAGTTCCTCCTCAATCAAAGAGCCCGGAGTTAATAATTCAAAGTCAAAGAGCCGGAGTCCCCACACAGCCAGTACAGCCCACGCTGCCCTTACTACCACAGCTACCCCCTCTTCCACAGATACCCATGAGCCAAGGATTGCAACTACAGCTTGTGCCTCGGCTGACATTCGATTATGTGTTGAACTATTGTTTGTACCTCTTGGTAAGTAGCTTTTTAACGCGTTTACCTGGTCTGGTGGGTCGTATGTTGTACCGCATGTATAACTATATATATAATTCTATTTATGCACCGATTGAAATACCAGAATACAAATACAGCAAGAGCTATCAATATGAATGTTCAACCCGTACTTACATCAGAAACAGTGGTAATACGAGCACGATCACCACTGCAGATACCATCTTTGGTCTCAGAGATATAAAGAACCTGTTAGACTACATCGTAGGACTAAGTTTTGATAGAATAGATGGATTGCAGCGTATTACCTACAAATACATAAATATCGGATCGAATAGTTACAAAGTCCCAATGATATGCGAACCGATTAAGATTGCGGATGATTTGTTCCTGCTTTGGAAGGTGTCGACAAGAAATGACCTGCCAGCCGAGCAACCCAGAATCGCATCTTCCCAACCAGACACCTCTTTATTTGCTCCACCTCGCCCCTCATCGAGACCAGAAGGAAGATCCAGTCTTCCAGGTCTACCAACCTTGCCAATCTTGAGTGAGAGAAACAGTGGCAACGATGAAAACAAAATTGTGAACATTGAGCAGAACTATATTGAGATTACATTGTACAGCAACGCCAGCAAAGCTCATATCGAAGGGTTTGAGAATGAATTGGAGATAAAGCGCAAAAAGGCGATCAAAGCCTTGAGGAATTACCAGACAGTGAATTTTTACAATCATCGTTTGACCAAGGGTGGACGTGAGAGGCATCACATTTGGGACACATACAAATTCCACACAGCAAAGAACTTTAATAATTTCTTCTTGCCTGAAAAAGAGAAGATAATGCGTGTTTTGCAAACATTTTGTACAGACAAGGAGAAATATTGTCGGCTTGGAAAACAGGATTATCTAGGAATATTGCTACATGGTCTCCCGGGTTGTGGTAAGACAAGTCTAATAAAATGCATCGCTGAGTATACGCGTCGCGATATATATGTCTTGAAGCTATCAGAGATAAATACAGATGAAGAGCTGAAAGCAATCTTTCAGAATGAGACATTGAATATTTTCTCCAACATAGATGGGGTCTGCCATGGTGATTATTTGTGTCCATTTAGTGGAAGGATCTTGGTGATCGAGGATATGGATGTGGACATACAATGTATCAAGGATAGGGCTCTCAAAATGCAGGAAGACGAAGCACTTCAGGCTCAGTCAAATCGACTCAACAAGAAAATCTTCGAGGTGATCGAAGATAGTAAGGACATAAATCCAGAGACACTGAAAACCCTGATGTCTACTCTGGATGGAGTCAAGGTGGATTTTAAACATAAGGCCAATAAACATGCGATGGCCAATAAAAATTCACAGAGGAGATTTAATCTTGATATATTCCTCAACATTCTGGATGGCATCCAGGAGCAGGATGGTACTATCCTGATTATGAGCACAAACTATCCGAAGAACATAGACAAAGCACTTGTGCGACCAGGTAGATGTGACTTGCAAATAAAGTTCGAAAAATCAAGAGTGGAGACCTTGTTAGAGATGATAGAATACTATCATGCGGACAGTCCTATTTTGTCAGATATGTTATGTGCGGCGAGGGGTTCACAAAGGCTTGATAAGCGTTTCACAGCATCTCAGTTTTGTCAGGTATTGTATGAACATTCCGATAAACAATTCCTTGATTTATTGGAACATTTGGATGATGACGGGGTTATTGAGGGACTCCTGGACCATCTGAATGGGGAATCGCTGGAATCTATGGAATCCTTGGAGGGTCCAGCTGCTTCCGCAGCTGCGAGAGCAGCGGACAAAAGCAAGGAGAAAGGCCAGAAAAAGCGCAAATCATCCAAGAGTGGTAGTTCCTAATGATCCATTGCACCCATTATGGATCATCCTGCCTGCCCCCTTGGTTTTGTGTGGCCAGGTTCTGCATCATTTGTTCAAAACCAGCCTTCATGTCCTGCATCTGCTGAGCAAACCTGGGATCATTCTGGAGCATTTCATTGAATCCATTTGGAGATGCCTGTGTGACTTGTTCTTGTCCGGTCTGGACAGACCCCTGATCAGTCGTGAATAGATTGTTTAACATCTCTAGACCAGGTACATTAGCCATCTTGGATTGCATATCCGTGGCAGCTTCTTTGAGGTCATCCTCGCTGTACCCTCGAGCTTTCATCTTCTCATCGAATTTTGCACCGAGTGTGGTGACTATTTTCTGCAACCCTTCCTGATTGTCGGCACTAAAAAGATTGGAGAGCACCTCCATTGGATTCTGACTGCCTTGAGGATTCAGCGTGGCCATAAACTTCTCAGGGTGTAGGTCATCTTTCATGTCATTCAAAACATTCGCAAGTGGGTTGTCGGCATTGAAAAAGTTTTCAATCTGGGAAATATCTGGCAGCGCGCCACCAAATGCATTTTCTTCACTGTTCTCACTATCCTCTTCATTTTCCATCTCTTTATCGAGTTGTTTTTGAAGCTGAATGTTGCGGATGATGCGTCTTGGCCACGGGTTTTCCGCCTCGGTCTGACCAAGGGAGAGGGCAGCACTGATGTACAAATTTGTGAGACTAGCCCAAATCTCCTTTTTGAACTTTGATGAACAGGACTCATCTGCCACATTCCATATGGTAATGAAATCAAGACCTGAGATGAGTTTCAGAGATCCGTTGTGATATTCTGATGCAAACATGAACTCGTCTTGTTCAGCGATCAGTTTGATGTGGACATTGAACCGGTTGATTAAATGTGTGAAATACTCACTTGTGCGACCTGTGCTTACATATTTATGGTATTTCAGGTAGCAATGCTCCAATTCCTTCTCATTTATCGTCTCTCCATCCACGCGACTGCGAATAACCTCCAGAAGGTGTACAAAATAGTTGTTGAAAAGGAGCTCCATCCTTGGATTCAATGATGTCGATGCACTTGGGTGTTGCCGATCCTGATGTCCTTTCGATGTTGTTGCCTGTTGCATCAGTTTGTCCCAATTGTTTTACAAGACTGTATCGGGATTCCTCTATGTAGGTTGCGTTTCACAATCATCAGTTGTACAGCTATGTGAATGCGACAGTGAATATGTATTGATATTTACGATATGTTCAATGATATATCTGACACTGCGTAGAAATGTATCATCATCTGGCGCTTGTCCAACCTTGTCCAATAGGGTGTCCCAACTCATTTCTTCAGTATCGCTGCTTGTATGCACATCGTGTGCATCATCATTGCTTTCTAAGCTGGCGATGACCTGTTCATCCTCTAAGTAGTTTGCGAGCTCTGTGGTGAATAAGAGAGCACGCGATTCATCTTCTCCATCTTCTTGTGTTACAAATCTCAACAGGAAAAGAACGATCATCTTTTGGTCTTCTTTGTGTACGACATGGTTTCTGTGTGGACTGCAAGTCTGTCGTGGTTCCTCTGATGAGATCGGAGTTAATGGCTCAGAGAGCCGTGGTTCCTCCGATCTCGTTGGAGTTGATGGCTCAGAGAGTCGGAGTTCTTGGAGGCGGTTTCTCTCCTCACTTGTCAACAGGACTTGTAAAGTAGGCCAGCTATCTAACAGATCGCATACAAATCTGACTATATCATGCCAACCCATCCCCTTGAACCCATTGATATCAGGATAGAAGCCCATATGACTGATTGTTTGGAAAAGTTCGGTGACCTTGTGAGGGATGTTGAAGGATGGTCGTCGAATCATTCTGCGGCAGGGAGTGGCGGTATCCCAACTGATGGATGCATATGTGTCAGAATCAGTGTCAGAATCAGTGTCAGCAGTTTCTATATCAGTGTCAGTATCAGTATCAAATGAGCGCATTAACCCTGATGAGGTAGCTGATGTCGACAGTGCTTTGTATCTGGAGCGTCTCTGTATGCTGTCAAGGGTCCATTTATCTATTGGTTTCTGTGTATATGGATTCGTGACATTACCTCCTTGTATCCAGGTTGATATATTGTCCAATGAAAATAGCCACGTCTGATCTCCTTGGTATAGATAGAAACGATCTTCGAAAGGAAGAGCATTTATCTGCTCTCCGGTCAAAGTGGTTGTATTTTTAACATTGTTGGTCATGTGAGGATTCTGACTCAGTATATCAAAGCATAGTTCAGTTACATCCAGAGATCTATTCTCCTGTTTTGCACAGATGAGTACATTTGTTAGTTTTTCCTGCAGATGATCCATCCAATGATCATGCGAGATCCCATCCATCATTCTTGCCAGACGCACTCTCCTATATAGTTGATTAGATCTCTTTTGCATTGTGCACAAGACAGTCATTGCACCTTGAAAAAATATGGAGGTTAGTTATATATAGAAAAATCTACAAATGAGTCGTCAGATCAGTCAGATGGGAGGTGGTCCAACTCCACTCCCTCTTCGTTATTTTTCGGATGAAAATGCCAGTTGCGGCTCATCTCAGGCTGGTGGTGGCTGCTGTGGTGGTTGTGGATCTATGTCGCAACCACCTGTCCAGATGGGTGGTGGTCCAACCCCAATGCCATTGGCATGGTTTGAGGAGAGGTCTGCAAGTGAACAACCACCTGCACACGATTTTACGGACATGCTCTACCGCGGACAATGCGCAAGAGCAACAGCCAGAGCACAGGTTCAAGTTCCATCTTTTCAATGTAGGCCTGCATTTCAGCCAGTTCCAGGCGCCCCAAAATCAGCTCCAGAACTGATTGCTCAGGAGAGAACCGAGGCCAGTGGAGAGGGAGAGCAACAGACTGGTGGTGCTGCGGTCGGTGCTCCTTTCCATATTCAGAGAGGCGTACCAGGTGTCAAAGGACTCAGCTATAGATTCAATGAATGTGGCAACCAAACGGGTGTGAGGTTTCACCGTCTGTGAACAGTTCCTGATTCAGAAGGTTCAGGTGCTCTAACAGGGGACTCTTGGATGCTCAAGCTCTAGAGAACAGGGCGACCTGTTCTTCCTTTGGCAATCTCATCACCCCTCCACACAATCCTCTTAGGTGTCGGTTCGCATGGCTGCGCCACGTTCGCTGGCTCGGCTCCGCCTCGCTGCTCACTGTGCGCCCCGTCTCTAACATGTTCGTGTTGCCCGAGTTGAAGCGAGAGCGAAAGGGAACAGGTCTACAAAGTTCTCTCTTTTGTGTGGGATGAACAGGCACCGTGCTTGTTTACTATTAAGGGGCAAAAGGCCCCACTTCGCGCCCCCGGAGGGCAAGGGAGTGGAGCGACCGCTGAGGCTCAGCGCGCAGCGCCAGCCGACACTGATCCACAATCGGGTCCATATTTGGTGCTCTAGACCTAGCTAATAGTAGAACAATTAAAGTAGCTGAGATGCGAAAATTCACAAACATTTTGGAGGATTAAAAATAATTTTCCAAACCAAAGATTCTCAGAAAAAAGTGCACGCTCCAGGAATGGTGGCTGTACAAGAGGTAGATTAACAGTTCCTGGTTCAGAAGACTTTGGTGCTCTAGACCTAGCTAATAGTAGAACAATTAAAGTAGCTGAGATGCGAAAATTCACAAACATTTTGGAGGATTAAAAATAATTTTCAAAGTCAGAAAATCTCAGAAAAAAGTGCACGCTCCAGGAATGGTAGCTGTACAAGAGGTAGATTAATAGTTCCTGGTTCAGAAGACTTTGGTGCTCTAGACCTAGCTAATAGTAGAGCAATTACAGTAGCTGAGATGCGAAAATTCACAAACATTTTGGAGGATTAAAAATAAATTTCAAAGTCAGAAAATCTCAGAAAAAAGTGCACGCTCCAGGAATGGT